ATATATTTAAAAGTTTTTTTAATTTAGTTCTTGTAATTGATTTTTCTTTTAAAGTCAAATGCAAAAACGTTGCTAATGAATCTATAAATAATTTTGTAAACATTACCCGCACTTCTCCTCATCTTTTACTTTACTACAATAAAATTCTTTAGATTTTTCTTTCAATGTTTTTTGTTTTTCTAGTATTTTCTTTTTCTTTTCTGGGTTAGGGTCATCTTCTAAAATTATATCAACAGCTTTAACTGTTTCTTTTGCCACCATAAAAGCACAACCACTATTAAACAATAATACTAATATTAATAAAATTTTAATCATTGTCTCCACCATTCTGGTGCGGATACACCTCGTTCCCATTTTGCAAAATATGCTTTGGCACCCATATAATATTTTCTATATGCAACAACATAATCTTTATCTTTGTATTCATCTGGCATACATTGAGGTGGTGTTGTGAATTGTTCATCTGGTATTTCTTTATAATATTGATTATCATATATAGCATTTAAAATACG